AATATGTGCCCATCTTTGGGAATAAATACTTCTCTCGTACCATCCTTTTTATTTAAAGCAGAGAAGTTGATTCCCCCAAATCGGTTGGAAGGACGGGATGTAATCGTATATGGGTTGTATTCGGTATATACGATATTGTTGTTTAAATGTTTAGTGGCTTGTGGATATCTATCAAAAAATTTTCCTCCATCGACTCGAACACCATATCGTTCAATCTGAGAAAGGAGAGGAATCATTGTATCATCAATCCAACTTTTAGGAGATAAATCGGGAGGAGGAATAGTACTACTTATATTGTCAACAAATGATTTTAAGTACTCTCCCCACTTCATTAAAGGTGCTATCTTTCCTAAGTTTTCTCTTATACCCATTCGGGTATAGTGTGAGATAAATGGTTGATTTTGTACCTCATCGGGTATAGTTTGATTCTTTTCAAAGAAGTAATAGTTGGATATATCAAAAATATTTTGTATATTTGTACCAGTTTGTAATAATCCTTTTTTATTCCATACCCACTTTGGTTGTGTAGATTTAGAAAGGTCTAAATGATGGGATTTCCCATCAATATGATTATATATGAGGATAAAGGTGGATTTTCCAATCATAACGAACAAAAACGCAAGTTCATTGTTCATCGGGTGTTTTTCTAAATCACACCATATAGGAACTACAATAGATGGTTCAGATTCCCATCTTTTGATAAATTTTTCCTTCTCTTTGTTAGATTCAACTATAATCATCCAACAAATATAAGAAAAATATTTTAATTATCCAAATTATTTTTGATGAAATTGTAAAAGGTTGGGTAAGTACAATGAAATATTAGGAATAGTTTTAGATGCTATTCTAATAGATTCTGAATTTGATTTTTTGATATCAATAGGGTCTCCTTTTATTCTCCAATCCAAAGATACAACTAAATAAAATGAGTTATTTAGAAACTTAGATGATGATTTTTTTCTTATTTCATATATTATACCATTAGAATCGTTAGATTTTCTCAAAAAGTAGCGTGTTATATAACCTCTTTTAAAATCTTCCTCTTTTGGAGATGGTATAAAAGATACAATGCTGATTTCATTAAAATCAGTATCTAAATCAGCTATTTGGTTATATCTATCTATATTCATATTACTTATTGTTTCTATATCCTCCAGTTACTTCAGTTTTCCAACTCATACCTTCTAACATATGTTTTACTGAAAGAACTTGGAAAAATCCATTTTCGTAAATTGTTGGTATCCCATTTACTTTAAACATATCACCTCGTCTAATACCACTAACACCATGTACAGTAAATGTAAAATTAATAGGCATAAGTGGTGAAGCATTCTTTTTAGTTTTTAATTCATCATTACCACTTTTAAAAGCACTAAATATGTTTGAATCGTGAAAAGCACCTAAATAACAAAGTTTGTATAAATCTTGATTAAAGTTAGATGAATCTTGTAACTCTACTCTTGGATAAAAATGAGCTTTACCTAACATAATATTTAAATTTTGCTCTGCTAAATTAGCTTTATCTTCTTCGGTACTTGTAGGGTCTGTTGTATTATCTACTTTTTTCTCTTTGATTTTTATTCCCAACTTATCAGTTAAACCTCCTTTAAATAATAATTGAGGATTATCTGTATTTACCTTTTTACCTCCTAATTTTGAACCTATAACTTGATTCATTTTAGCTCCACTAATATCTAAATCAAACGATGCATCAATAAACACAGATTTTTCTCCAATCATCTCAAATTTAAATGTTGGTTTTTGTTTACCATCGGTAACTAAGTTAGTTTCCCATATTTTAAGAGTATTTAAAAAACTACCATCTGATTGTTTACATTCTGTTTCTTCTATTTGAAAATTCCACATACCATTTACAGCAGATGACATACCATTAAGAATTTGGTATAGTGCATCTTTTAAATAGAATTTTTTAGTTTCTAATATTCTTTTTGCAAAATCAAAATTTACATATAGATTTTTTAAATATCCAGCTTGTCCTGCTTCTTTTTCAATTTTAGTTTCATTAGTAGCTGTAAATGTTACTTTAGATTTTTCTGGGAATCTTATGGTTTTAGTGGATTTAACTTCATTGTTAATTACTTTACCTCCAGATGTTAAATCTTTTGTGGTTATTGCTTTACCACTACCTTTGGTAATAGCAGATAGACTAAATTGGGGAGTTTGTTTATTTGGTATAAATAATTTTGAAGAATCAGTACTATATATTTTTGGGAAAGATGAACATAATGTATCTTTATAATCTAATTCAAATTTTATCACTTTACCATCTGGTAATTCATATCCATCTATTCCTATTTCATAAATGATATCCATTAAACCATCAAATCTTATGAATCTTTGATTACTTGTAATTTTAGTACCTGGTGGAAATTTAATTGATTTACCATCAACACTCATTTTTCCTTTTTTAACATTCCAACCAAATAGTGTAAATCCATCTGTTTCATCATTTAACTCTTCAACTACTTCTTCATCAAAATTTATAAGATATGAATTATCAGCTGAAAATTTACTTCTTAGATTTTTTACTGCTAATGTTTGTCTTGTCTGAGGTAATGCATTAAACATTGTCATAAACCTTTGGTCTGATAGGTATTTAGATTCACCTATATAGTTTAATCCAAAAGGTTCTGCGGTGGTAACTACACCAACATCACCTTCTTTTTGTTCTCCCGTTTCGGTAGTTAATAAATAAGTAGGTAATTCGGTATATCCAGTACAATTTGCCGTAACAGTCCATTTATCACCATCCATAGAAACAGAACCACCAGTTATAAATCCTAAATAGTTATCGTATTCACCAGAAGTATTTTTTCTTGTTTCATTTCTTTTGCTAGAAGATTGATATTTTGCAATTGTAGATGCCTCTAATTTTTGTAAACCACTAACACCAGATGATGTGTTCCATCCCCATTCAATAAAAATAGAAAAGCCAGGTTCTAAAAAATATTGACTTATGATTTCCATTTGTTCTTTAGTAAAACAAGTTATAGAAAATGTTGCTTTTCTTGATAATGCACCAGAAGCTTCATCAACTTCCAAAGATGTTACAACAGGAGAAGGTCTATAACCTTGTCCAGTATTGGCATTTACTGGAGCGCCATTCCAAGTTCTTCCAATCACACCAGCCCTTGTAGAAGAACCATATGTAGTTCCTGCAGCTTGGAATAATTTGGTATCAGGATTTGAATCTAAAACCAATCCATCAGCTCCGTTTTTTGAACCGCCAGAAACTAATCTAACAAAAGGATTTAACTTAGATACTAACTCAGTATTTCCTTTTCTTTTATTTAGTGTATTCTGAACGAATTCTTGTATATTAGAAAAATTAGGAAAAGATGACATAACTTATTGTGTAAAATTATTATTTATTTCTATAAAATTCTGAGGTATTCTTAAAATTGTTCCATCTCTCAAACCAAATGGAGCATTGTGTATATTATTAGCTGATGCTATAATCCACCAAAGAGATGAATCACCATAATATTGATAAGCAAGTGTATCTAATCTATCACCAGTTTCAGATGCTACATAAATATCATCATCTCTTAATGGAATCTCAGGATATATCTTTGAACGATATACAGTTCTCCCATCATCTAATTTTTTACTTTCGTTATTTTGATATCTACTTGCCATAATTTATTAACTTTGTGGTGTAAATTTATAAAAACTTCTGCCAGCTTCCGTACCAGTTTCATTTCTATTTTCGATAAACTTTATAGTTGTTGCAACATCAACGATTGTAGGCAATCTATAACCATCCATATCTATATCACTACTTTGGTTTGTGATTGTTGAAGTTGCTGATGAAAACAATGTTGTTTCTTTTTTCATTACCTGCCAAGGTGTATTATCATCAATAGTATATGAAAGTGATTCTATAAAAGCTGCTTTCTTTTCATACATATCACCTAATGTAAATTTAATTATAGGTGCTTTTACAGCGGAGTTTCCATAATAATCAGCTGGATAAACCAAACCTGATAAGAAATTTAATTTATCCCATGCAGTTTTATGTTCCGCTGCATTCATAGAATAAACTTTAAAATTAAAAGTTACACTTCTTTCAATCCCACTGTATGTATAATAACTAAATGGATTTCCGATAAACTTAGCACTATCCCAAGATGGAGAGAATGTTTCTGATAATCCACTTATGGTTGCTCTAAAATTTGCTGAACGAAGTTTTCCACTTACTGTACCTAAAGATGTAAATTTAAGTGTTACAAAATCTTTATCATCTAAATTACTATCATCACCTAAAATTTTAGTTTCTCCTTCATAAACACCTTGTGAATTAACTACATCAAAAGATTGATACATTCCTCGTTTTTTCTCTAAGAAATTATCTTTATCAATATCTTTATTATATTTTGCTCTTGAAGAAAATTTAGATTCTCTAACTGGATTATCTGTAAATTTAGTTCTATCAATTACTATTGGTGGTTTTGCACCTAATCCACCTTCTTCAGATGTATCTATAAAGTTTAACTTATTTGGTTGTTTATCATCTACACTTTTACCTTTTTCTAATCCAGTAGTTTTATCACTAACATTAAGATTAAGTGTTTTCGAATACATTAAACCCTTAGCATCTCTAACACCATCTGAATTTGGTTGACCAATTGTTACACCTAAAGCGTTATCAATACTACCATAATTTATTGTTGTATTTTTAAGACCTGCTGCTGATGCTTGGTTGAATCCAGTTACTGAACGGTCTCCAAATAATTTACCTCTTAGAAAATCCTTACCTTCAGATATTGCGTTACCCAAAGCTTGTTTTCCAATTGTTTTTAGATTTCCACCACCAGTACCTTTTAAGAATTTACCTAAAAGAGAACCTTCACCTGATTTTTTTATTTCTGCTAAATCAATCATTCTATTTTGGGTTTCTCCCTTTTTAGAAATTCTATCATCAGCTATTACTTTTGTTGGTATTACACCAGATGGAATACCTAATTTATCGTTTATTAAATCTCTACCTTTAGAAATAAGTCCACCTAATAATCCACCACCACCAATAGGTGCACCAGTTCCTTCTTTCATTTTATCTAAAAGTGGAGTAGTTCTTAAAGTTAATCTTGGTAAATCAGAACCATATATGAATGGCATTGATGCCGTTCTAATGATTCTAGCTCCTGTTACTTCTTCTTCTAAAAGAGTTTCACTTCCTCTAACTCCTAAGTTTTTTCTAGCTAATCTAGCTAAAGACATACCAACAGTATTCACAAATGGGTCAGCTGCTGAAATACGAATATCTTTCGAATTTCGAATAGCGTATGCATCTTTAGCGGTTTTACCACCTTGTGATGGTAGTTCTTTATTATGAAATAATTCTTCTAATGTTGGCATAATTTAATTACTACTATATGAGTTAAATGAACTAGCGTTTGCAACTCTAGCAACCCCAGCGGTTACTTTTTTTCCATCTAAATAAACTGCTACTTTACCATTATTTAAATCTTCTCTTAATCCTCTTATTTCTCCCAATAAATCTGAATCTCCACCAGCACCACCTTCACCACCTAAACCTAATAAGGAACTTGCGGCTCCAAATGCTGAAACAGCCATCATTGCTGGAATTGCTGCTATACCAGCAACTGAAAATCCTATTAATGATGCGGTTAGTGCAGCAAATCCACCAGCTAATCCTAATACTGATAATGCTAATTCTGGAGTTGCCACTGCTGCTATCTTTCCAAAGAAATCACCTAATCCACCAAATATTGTTGCTACCGCCGTACCTACTGATGTTATGATATTACCAATAGCTTTACCAAATGCTTCAATACCCGGTGCTGCTACTTTAAGAGCAAATCCAATACCAATAATTGCGGCAGTTACTGCGGCTAAACCTAATAAAGTTGCTGGATTTGCGAATGCTCCAATACCTTTTGCTAATCCTTTGAGTCCACCACCCATTCCTTTCATCATTCCACCAATTCCACCACCACCAGCGGTTTTTGCTAATCCTTTATTAGCGTTAAACCTCATATCAGGTTTACCAGCTTTAGTTAGTGGTCCAGCTGCACTAGCTCCTCCACCAAACGCAGATTTTATTTTAGAAAGCGGATTACCCAATCCACTTAATCCTTGTTTCATTTGTCCAGTTGCCATTAACATACCACCCATAGCTTGTCCTGCTGATAGTATTTGTGAACCGAATGCTTTTGCGTTATTGGCTAGTTTTTCATACTGAGATACTTGTATTTCACCATTTTTGCCTAATTTATCAGCATTATCTGCCATTTTTTGGAATTCATCAACCGATACACCCAATAATGCTGCGGTTTGTTTCTTTTGGAAGTAATCCATTTTGTTGAACTCTTCAATACCACCCAATGCTGAAAGTGTTTCTCTTACTGAACCACCTATATCTCCTTCATATGCTAATGCTCTGGCTCTATCTAAATTGATATTCCTACCTAACATTGCTCCCAATTCCAACTCAGCGTTAATTGAAGATTCAAAATCTAAAAGGTTATCTGCTACTCCGGCAATCTGAGACATTGATACACCTAACTTACCAGCAGCAACTGCAGCTTCGGCAATATTTTTACCACCATCTTTACCAAATAGTGCAAATGTTTCAGCTGAATTAGCTACATCCGCCATAACTGCTGATGGAACTAATCCATTTTGTTCTGCTAAGTTTTTAGTAGACTGAATTAGATTTTGTGCAGTTTCGGCTGAACCATCATTTAAACGAGCAAATGAACCTGTTAGTTTTGCAGCTTCCCCAGCTCCAATACCTAAATTTTTTGCCAATACATTGGTTCTTAATTGAGTTTTTAATGATACATCTGCTAATCCACCAAATTCACTTGAAAGAGATTTTGTAGTTTCAACAGCATTTGGAAAAACTGTCCCAAATAAAGTTGTTGATATATTTGAAGTATCTAATAAAGAACCACCCAATTCATATGATGTATCTAATAATTTCTTTCCAGCAGCACCACCTACTATCAATGATGTACCTAAGAAACCTAAAGGTCCACTTGTAAGTAAAGATAGAGTATCAAATATACCACCAACAGTATTTTTTATAGCATCATAAGCATCCAATTGCTGATTTAGCATTTTTTGTTGGTGTTCGGTTAAAGAAGAAACACTAAGTGCTTTTTGAAATTTTTCCTCTTCTATTGAGGCTAATTCAGCACCTGCCTTTCCCAATCCTCTTAACCCTTTTAATTCTTTTTGAATAGTTCTTTGTAAATAATCTCTAGTTACTGCATCTTCGGCTGAAGTATCTAGTAACTCTTTGTTAAGAGAAGCTATACTATCTAATTTTGATTTTGTGTTATCTCTTATTTTCGGGTCCTCAGAAAGTATTTGTATTCTTCTTCTATCTTGTTCTACTAATGATGCTTGTAATCCAGTTAATCCTTTTAATGATTTTTCTTGAGACATTAATGTTTCAATATTCTCTTTTTGAACCCGTTTTGCTTCATTAACTTGAGATACAATTTCTTTTAAAGAATCAGCTTGTTCTTTATATGCTTTTGTTTTTCTTGCTTCAATACGTGCTAGTTCCTCAGAGATACCTTTTTGTTTTATTATCTCTTTAGTTTCATCTTCTAATGCTTTTTTAGCTGCATTTCTATATTGTGCTGCTTTAGCTAGAAGTTCATTTATATCTCTTTGAGAATCTGCCATATTTTATAGTTGTTATTTTTCTAAATCTCTAAGCATTTTTTCCAACTCATCAGATGCTTTTTCGATTTGCATCATTTTATCAACTATTTTAGTTGGTACTGCTTTATTTTTTTTAGCTGCTCTAATTGCTTTATTAGTTGCATTAGATTTCAAACCATCAAAAAATGCATCAGAGAATTTTTTAGCTGCCCCAAATAATCCTTCATTTGTTTTTTCTTTTGACATAGGTAATCTCTTTATAGTTTTATACAACTATAAATATTGGATAAAAAAAAAGTAAAGATTATTTCCTAACCCTTACTTTTGATTTGCGTTCTATCTTTTTGTATTCTTCGGATTCTTTCTTCTTTAACTCTGCCAACTTATTGAAATAGAATTTTCTCCATTGTATTGGCATGAAGTAAACATCTCTCCAAGTAAATCCATTACCAAACTGAAGAAGTTCCCAAATTTGGTTATGTAATTGAATCGAGTAATCACTCGGTAGGGTAAAAAAACCCGGCCCCAAAGGGGATATCGAGAGCCTCCTCATCACCCGTCAACTCTGATACAAAGTTGAATGTTAAATCCATATCTGGACTGATTTCTCTTACATACTTTCTGAATGCTTTTGTATCTAATGCTAGGAATGAGTTTTGTACCCACTTAGTTATGAATCCTCTATCTTGATTACCATCTACCGATTGAATCATATATTTCAAACGAGTAGTTACATCAAATGAAGTATCACCTTTACCTTTATATAATCTAGCTAATGCTTGATTTTCTTTTGTGATTTCAATTTCATCACCATGTGTTAGAAGTTTAAATTCTAACTCTGCCCCACTTTTTGGTAAAGTAAACTTATAAAGATTATCACCATTTAATAATGATTCGTTAAAATCTTTAGTTTTTACTTTTGATAAATCAATACTTACTTTTTGAGGTTCTAATGTAGATGGGTCAGTTACTTCTACCTCATAATTAGCACCATAACCCATTACTCTAGTTGCTAATAGGATTGCGTTCTTATCACCAATGAAGATATCATTAATATCTACACCTGGCTCTACAACTACTGATTCAAATAACTTATCTAATACTACACCTTTTTTGATTAGCGATTGAGATGCAAGAATATCTTCTTCTCTTGCTGTCATATATTTAATCTCAATATTTCCCTTTCTTAAAGGGTGTCCTTCTGGATAAAGTAATCCCTTTGATGGTAAATCCACTACCTCAGTTGGGAAATCAAATTTATTTTCGCTCATAATTAACCTTTATTTGTTTGTATATATAAGTATATCAAAATAAAAAAGTTGTAAAACGAAAAAAGGTTCTCACTAAGAGAACCTTCTTCAAATATATAGATAGTAGTGGATAATATCTTAAAATTCTAAAATAGCGTAATCGTATGAAAGAGTTAGTTCGATATCAGCTGGGTCATTCGATGTGAAATCTAAATCATTGAAGTTAGCTGCCTGAATAAATGCACCTTTTAACTTCCATTGTTCGATTTTATCACCAACAGGCCCTAACATATAGAAATCGATATCTTTTTTGTAGAAATCTGCGTATCCTTTTCTACCAGTTAAAGATTCGTATCCTAATCTTACCCATTCCATAACCTGTTGTGCTCCAGAAGGAACAATTGGGTCATACAATGTGATTGTGATATCTTGCCACTCACCCTTACCTTGTAATTTTCTGTAAGTGTTGATGTGGTCTAACTTCACAGTTTCGAAATTGATAGATGGTCTAGCTGCAGTTTTTATCAAGTATGATTGAATACCATCAATCTCCATGATATACCTGTTCTTCATCTTCGGTTCGAAGTTTGTGAACATCATTTCGTTAAATTCTAATACTTCTGCCATTTTATTATTTCCTCTTTTATACTAATAAATATTAGTTATTCACTTTTTTGTATTATGCTGAGAACGATGCTCCAGTTGGTAAGATGTTGAAGTCAATTACTATGAATTCAGCTGTCTTAGCAGGTTGTAGGAAAATCTGTCCAGCAAGTATGTTTCTATCAACCACATCAGGTGTGTTGTTAGTCTCATCCATAACTACTTTAAATGCGTACAATCCTTGTCTTTGTTGGATACCTTCTAAGTAAGGTTGTACAGTGTTGATGAATCTACCTCTAGTCGATGCCGTATTTTGTTCGAATACTAAGAATCGAGATGTAGATGCCACAAATTTCTTAACATTGATTAATAATCTTCTAACATTGATTCTATCTAATGCTGATGCTTTATCTTGCAATGTTTTCTGTCCGAATGCCACAATACCTTGTCCAGGGAATGAAGCGATTGGGTTTACTTTATTTTCATATAGAGTATCTCTTTCTGAATGAGTCAATCTATTCAATACTGAAACTGCTCCGATGATTCCACCTCTATTTAAACCAGCAGGTGCGAACCATTCAGCTGCGATAGCGTCATTAGCTGCATATACAGCAGGTAATAGTACTGAAGGTGGTACACTTACTAATTTGTTAGTGTTAGAATCTACAGTCTTAACCCAAGGATAGTAAGAACCTACATAGTTGGAATCGATTGAGTTAGCTTGAGTAGTTACTTGTGCGATTGTATCGTTTACTGAAGTTAAATCAGAGATGTAGAAACAATCTTGTCTAGCTTCTACCATATCAATCACATCAGTAGTTACCGCTGGGTGTAATCTTCTTACGATACCCGGCGTTGCTACCATATTAATATCAAATTCATCAGCGTTTGAGATAGCA